TTGAATCTACTTAAGTCTGAATTAATCTATATAAGTCTTTATTTACTTGCATCTTAGCAATCCTTTAGTCTGTTTTAGTCGGTATTGATCTGTATTAATCTGCAAATAAAACGGGTATATTCGCGGGTAATAAAAATCGTTGGACGGGTAACAATGCTTTCAGACACAAAAATAAAGAATCTAAAACCACAAGAAAAAATGTATAGAATTCTTGATGCAGAACGTCTATACATTGAGGTTCGACCAACTGGCAAGAAAGTATGGCGACTCAAATATACACTACATAGCAAAGAAGGCACAATTAGTCTTGGTGAGTACCCGTCAGTGTCTTTAGCTGAAGCACGAAAAAAGAAAGAAGAAATAAAAGTGCTGTTAAAAGATGGGATAAACCCAGTTCAGGAAAAAAGGAAGCTACATCAAGAAAATTTAATTGCTAATAGCAACACTTTTAAAGCCATTGCTGAAGAATATATTGTTGAGGGTATGAAATATAAAAGCAAAGATTATATCGATCAATTCAAACGCTCAATGGAAAAAGATATTTATAAAGCAATTGGTCACAAGCCTATTCGCGAAGTCACATCTGCCGACATATTATCAATTTTAAAAAATACGATTACCCGCGTTAGAAAATTAAGCCATTATGGCACTGGCGAAGCAGCAGCTAACCAAAATCGACTTTTTATTAGTCTTGTAATGAAATATGCGATTGTGACGCTTAGAGCTGAAAATGATCCCACATATGCAGTGAAAAATGCGATTGAATCGCCTGAGACTGAACACGCACGACCACTAGATAAAGATGAACGCATCAGACTTAGAACAAGACTTGAGCTGTACGGAGGCACAACTACTGTAAGAAACGCCTGTCTTGCAATGATGTATACAATGTTACGCGCATCTGAGATACGAAGAATGCAATGGTCTTACGTCGATTTTGAAGAAAGATTGATTGAATTTCCCAAAGCATCAAGACGACGCAAACAAGAGCGCAGCAACAAAAAAAACCACATTCATCTTGTGCCAATGTCAGATCAGCTTTTTGCCTTACTCAAAGAACAATTTGAAATATCACAATATCAAACTTATGTATTTTCTGCACCATTCAAAAATGATGAAATGCTTGCACGTACTACTTTAAATAGAGCACTTGTTTTTATTGGTATGCCTGAAGTTACAACACATGATTTTCGTGCAACTGCATCTACTCTTTTGAATGAAAAAGGATACAAGCCTGACTGGATCAACAAACAACTAGCACATGTTGAAGAAAACAAAACACGAGCAACTTACAACCATGCTAAATATCTTGAAAGCAGGCGCAAAATGCTTCAAGACTGGGCTGATATCGTTGATAGCTGGGGAAAACAATGAGACCTTACTACATAAAGAAGAACGGACTTTACTTACACGTACAAACAACTGAGCATGAAGAATATCAAGACTCGTCTGATATAAATGCTATGTACACAATGCAGTATGTTTTTAAGAAAGAAAAAGACGGTGCAAAGACTTTCTATGATTCTGCAGAAGCGAATACTTACATCATAAAAAGAAGAATTAAAGGTGTGGAAGTGGTGAGGGATTGAGGTTTAGTTGACAAAACTCAATTTTAGCCATAAATCTTGGTTGACAAATCTTCGTTTTAGCCATAACTCCCAAAAATCACCCCTGAACACACTGCAAGCAAACACTAATATTGACGTTGGTTTTAATTGAGTGAGCTGTGCAGCTTGATAGAAGCAAGCACAGCACTGTGATGATTGAAGCAATAAAAGAGCGTTTGCACATATAAGTTACTTCTTTAGAAAGAGTACTCGCTCAGCTTCACGACGACGAACTAAGCCTTTCATAACCTTGCCACCGCCTTTGTTCCAGCGTAAAAATTGATCCGCTGCACCTTGGTAATCTTTGGCATTCAGTTTCTTTAAAAGAGTTGAGTTGCTAAAAGCTGTTTGACCAATGTTATAAACAAGGCTAACCAAAGCATCAAATTGATTCTGAGTTAAAGGCACTTTCACCAGGTTATTCACCGATGATTCAAATCGCTTTAGATCATGTGCAAAGTATTCTTTAGCTTGATCTAAAGTACATTTATCGCCTTTCTTTACTTTTACACCATTTGGGTAGACTGTAGTGCCAATACCTATGGTCCAAACACCTACACCATCGTCATATGCTTGAAGCTTGGTATCTTCAAAGCTAGAAATTAGGTCTATTCCAACTTGACTGGTTTTCATGCTACTTGGTTGAAGATCATCTACTACAGCATTGAGCTTATCTACCTGTTCTTGTGTAAGCTTGCCTCCAGCAATAACACGAGCAGCGTCGAAGAATGGTTTAGTTGTCATTGGATTCACCTTTCTTTTTCTCTAATTCAGAGCTACCAAAATAAAAGCCACATGCTGTTGTCATAGCCCCAGCAATAAAACCTAAAGCTGTGTTAATTTGGTTGCTATTTTCTCGTGGCATTTCCACAAAAAATAAAGCAATCACTAAAACAAACATCAGTCCCACTAATGCGAAAGCTAGATAAGCTCTTGTGTTTTCACTATTCATCGTCCTGCTTCCTCTAACCGTGATACTTTCTCTTTAATTAAAGATTGATCTTGGCTTAATTGAATAATTGAAGATCCAACCCAAGCGCACAGCGAAAATACGATTCCTGCAAAGATGCCAAGCAGTACACGCAATACAGAAAGACCGCCATCTTGCGCTGCTGTGCGGTTTTCTAAATTGGCGACTTTGATATCCAATGTATCGATATCTTTTTTGTTCTGCTCGCTTGTCTCTTTGTGTGCTTCATTAATAAAAGTCAGTCGAGTGACATGATCTGACAACATGCGAATATCACTTTGAATGGAGTCAATTTTCTTTTCGAATCTCAACCCGTATGATTCATTTTCAGTCATGCCTTCCCCCTTTCGTTTAGACAATAAAAAAGCACCCGAAGGTGCTATTATTTTAAGTAGCTACCAGTTGGTAGTTGTGATTTTCAATTTTTTTACTTGCTGATCTTGTCCAGTGTAGTTTTTATTTAGCAATAAAAAACTATCATAGAGCATTCGATTGCATGCATTAACTCTATAGTCCGGTACATCTAAATAATGGCTTGATTTTATCGCAGAGAAGTTAAAAGCATTAAATAGCTGCATTGAGTAAATACGAGTTGTAATCCCTGAGATAATCAGAGCGGTTAACCCGTCGCTAGAGATTCCGAATGAGTAGATTGTGCCGTTTATGTAAGCAGCCATATTGCTATAATCGACTTTATTGCCAAGAGAATATGTTGACGATATATCACCGATTACAGAGTATCTGTTAATTTCTGATTTAAAATTTGCTGTAAAAATATAAGAACCATCTTCAGAGACAGTGTGTGTATTAAAAGTGGTATACGGCATCTCATTTAATAGAACTGCATTTCTTACATCAAACTTTTCAGGAAGACTAAAAATACATCTTGCGTAACCAGGTGACTTTATAACATCAATCAATATTTTCCGCCCGTAATCAAAAAAACAGGCATTTAAAATACCTGTTCCATTCACAGGAAGTTCAATAATTTCAGTCGCATATGACAAGACATTGAAGTTCAAGCAGTTAAACATGCTAAACATTATTTTGCCGTTTGGGCTGGATGTACTTTGACCCGAAACAAACAGCTTCGTGCCATCGGTATTAAAAAAAGATACTGTATAAAGTGCGCCAGTGTATGGTTTTGATAACTCGACAACCTCACTACCATAAGCAGTGATTTTAGGGATTGAAAAAACAATAACAACTTCCGGAGTAGCCAACACTTCAAAGCAATCTGTAAATACTTCTTGCTCACCAAGCTTTGCCGACAGCATATAAAAGTATGTCTGATCTTCGATAACATTTAAATCTTCATACTCGTATACATCACCAAAAATTTCAGTTAAAAGCGAAGGTAAAGATGCTGGGGTGAATACACTATCTGAGCGATAAATTCGCACTGACTCAGATACTGCATTTTCATTATCCCAGTTGATTTTGATTTTTACTGGCATATCAATACTCTATTACTTCAAAAGTGACATTGGCAGGAGCTGCAAGATTTGAGATAAAAATAGTATGATCGAATGGGCTTAAACACTCATAATCATCGCGCACAGTTTTCAATAAAATCCTGATTTTTTTCACACCTGGACTCATCTCTGCTTCAGTTAATATAAAATTATTCACGGCAGTGGCATTTGCATTTTGTGTTGATAACTCTAAATCATCTGCATCATACTCAGTCACCGTGAGCAATGTCTGAGTGCCGAGTTCAAGTCCAACAGATCCCTCAAAATAACCAATAATTTCACCACCAGTCTGCTGCAATCGATTTCGATCCGACCACGTAAGTTGTAAACCACCATCGATATAGAGCGGCATAAATGTGTTGTTGATTTTCACATTGGCTGGCGGATAAGGTCGAATAGCACGAGATTGAATTTCAACCGCTGTTCCTGTTGAAAGTTCTTGAATCCCACTCGGCGTTGTTGTTAAAACCTGCGCTTCAACAATTTCGCTTTGTGCGTATTGAGTGGAATCAAAAGCAACATCAGGCAAGTCAAATACAAATAAAGATCCGCTATTATGCTTTTTCGGCACCGTATCCAGCACACCGCGCTTCACAGTTAGGAATTTTGTTGCATCATCAAACGCCACAAATCCCATCAACTCGCCATTCAACAAGATCAAATTGTTTGAGTTTGCTGTTTGGGTTAATGAGCCAGTGACCACAAACGATGAGGTAGTTTCAGCAATCGGCTGATCAAGTTGCAAAATATCGCAATAATCAAGACGAGAAACTTGCTCAAATTCACCTGCACCACCATCCGTATAAAGAAGCGCATTAAGTGAATTGCTTTGTGGTTTAGCTGCAATTGCTGCGACATAGCCAATATCTGGATTATTTGATAACTCCAAGTCGGCATTTGTCTGCCCAGCACGAAGCACTGTTAGATAATACGGGGCTTCAAATACTGCGTTAATACTCGGTTGCGGTGGCTGCGGTCCAGCATCAACAGGAGTGTCAACTACAATACTGGTATTCATTTCGCCTGAATACGGAACCACTTCCTCAAAATCAATAGTCACGGTATTGTCAGTACCATTGCCTAAATTGATTTTCATGATACGAACCAGAATCGTGCCATTCCATTTTTTCGACCACGGCAAGCGGATCAGGTCATAGCGGTTCCACTTTCGAGCCTCGCGCCAGCCAGTTGTAAAACTTCCAGACCAGGCGGGTGTAGAAAACTGTTTTAACTTCCAGTTCGCCACAACCTCGGCATTGCGCATATTCATGAAATACGGAAACTCAACCGACTCAGCATTGGTATGACCCATTGTTAGGATGGAGCCATTTTCATAAACCGAAAAAGTTGAATTTTTAATACGCTGACGATCGTAATAAGTGACATTCAATTGATTCACAATGTCATCACCATTCATCACCTCAAGTGACAAATCCTTGATTTTATTTTCTGCAATGTCGTGGACTTCTTCTTCAGAAAACCAGTCATCACGAAACAAAACTATTTCATAAAGACCAGTCTGGCGATTTACGCGAACACCTGCTTCAATGTGATAGCAAAGCTCTTCAATCGCATCAATGCAAGACTTCTCATCAATTGCCCATGAAACACCAAGCCCTTCATCCCAAATTCTGTCAGCAGCTTTCATGAAATTCTGATCATTTACATCAGTCTCAGGCTTACCCATTGCTGTGTCATCAGTCAGGATTTCACGGATTTTGTGGACAGGGTTTATGTCTAAATATTCAGTATCAACCAGATATGTCGGCTTATCATGATGTATGAATGTTGATTCAATCGATGCTGAGCGTAACTCCATTTCAGTGCCATCTACCGATACACCAATTTTAGCTTCAGCATAAACCTTGATGATAGGCTGAGGCGTAGCAACGTATGCAACTATTTCAAACTCCTCAGTAGCCCCCTCGTATATTGTCTTTTTGGTTGTATTTATATACAACAAACCTTCAGTCTGAAGAAGTCCGGCAGAACGCAAGGCCCCAGTAACCTTAACTATTGCCCTAACCTCCACAATCCCACTAAACATACCCGATATGGATGTTTCGACTCTTGAATACCCACTCAAGTTAGCGCCACTCGATGCAACACCATGTGTTATGTCTGCTATTACGTCGCCTTTTGAAAACTGCACATCATCAGCATACTCGTGCGACACCCCATTTATATCGTCATACCATCTTTTTGTCGTTGTGATGATGCCATTGCTTGGGTACGTATTGCTGTTTGGTTGAATTAACTTAAATGACCCTATCTCACAAACAATCGCACCATCTTGCCGAGTTTCATACCATTGTCTACGCCCATCGTTTCTAACACGCGTGCGCTTCACCCATAGCAGCATCTCTTTCATGTAGCCTGAGTTGCCGAGGTAGAAGCCACGACCAGGAATAATTCCATCGGTGTATTGATCTGCTAGATCTTGAAGTTCATCATCTGTCAGTGATTCCAGCTCGCTACTTAATTCACCACTACTGAATGATATGTAAGACTGATACGGATAAGCAGAAGCAACAGAGCCGATTGATTCCATGTATTTCTCATAAGCAGGGTCCGGGGTTTGTGTGTTGCTACCATATTTTATGCAAAGCGCTCCACGAACTCCCCCCTCATTTTCTCCGTAGATATTTGGCAAATGTATGTACATCATTTTGCCATTTTCGCCCATCGGAACTTGTCGACCACTTTGCCAGCCGCGTTTATCAAAGTTAATAGAGATAAGATTCTCAATACGATTTCCAATAAACGCTAAAAAACTGGCGTAATAGCGATAACCAACAACTTGTGAACTACTTCCGCCCATTTCTAGCCACCTCTACCACCTGCAAAGCCATTACATCTTTTGTGTTTATGAAATCCTGAGCATCTCGACCATTTTTCAAGAAATCCTGCCAATCCCAACCTTGACGTAAAAAAAATGACCGGGTTCCGCCCGAACACATTTTCGCCTTCCGGATATCAGACATATAAATCTTCATTTTTTACCGCCTTTCTGCTTAATTGGTGTAGTTGTTTTACCCCAGATATCCGTGATGTTTGCATGCACGTGTGGACTACCAGCAATGTCGCAAAAAGAAGTGCCTTCGTCTGCAATTGTGCCGTCCAACTGATTTGGTTTTGGGCGGTTCTTCTTCTGCATTTTGCGCATTTGCAGAAATGTGTAGATACCGACTGCAAGAGAAATTGCACCAACAATTAAGCCTGCCAACAACAATGGGGCAATAGCTTGCTCAACTTTCAAGTTTTTATGGTCAAAATCACTATTCTTTTTTGATAAAAAAGCAGGAACAAAAATCAAGACCAAAAGCAATAAAACAAGCATTACATGCTCCTACTTAATAATTTGCGTTTCTAATGGATTCTCAGTCGGCATATTCGGATGCCCGCCATAGCGCAAATGATTATTAAATTTCTCGTGACAAGTTTTGTGTGACTGATCACAACCAGGTGCGAGTCGCACCACGTCACCAACTTTCAAGCCGATATGCTGACGATAGAGTCGGGAGCTGTTGTTCCCACTGTTAATGATGAATGTATAGACACCATCTTTTTGCAGCACACCGCGATTGAGCCATTCAGTAGGATAAGTTTTAACTTCCATTACTGGATCGCCATCTGTATAGGTTGGATTGCCTTGCCCATCTAAAACAGGCTCACCAAATTCATCTAGCACAGGTACTTGCTCAAAAACAGGATCACCATTTTCATCAATAACTTGAGTCGGGTTTACTGTGTAAGCGACATTCAATCCGTCTATTGCAGTTACAGTCACTTCAAACGACCACTCGTTAAAATCCAATCCACAAAACTTGTCGTAAATGCTGTTCGGGCAGGTGCGCTGATATTTTCGAGTCAAAATCTTGCGACGCATAAAGCTTTCAGCAGTCGAGCAGACTAGCGTCATGGTGTTGTCACGATCACTAAATTTAGGCTGCGTTACACGCCCTTTAAACAACACTAGCGACTCACCTGCATCTAGCTCAATCAATGTGAAATACACCGATTCAAGATAAATCTTGTTTAAAAAAACTTGAGTAAAGCTTTGCTCTTGCTCGTTGTTTAATAAGTCAGGATGTGGAAAGGTTAGCTCGACTTCGCATTTATCAATGTCTGCATCTTCAATGTTGCCGCGACTCAAGCCGCGTACTGGATAATAAGTCACATCGTTATGCGTAACTGCTTTACGTGCGCTAGTGAAACGCCATTGCTTCGTACCATGTGCAAATTGATAAAGTTCTACACGTGCCATTAGTGCTCAATCTCCACGATTGGTACGGTGACTTGTGACTTACCACCGCCTAAAAATTGGAATTCAATATGGTCAGCATCGAAGCGATAAAGGCCCAAATAATAGATAGATTCAATGTCTTTTCGCTGTGCATTAATTGCAGGCGATACAGTGAGTGAACCGCCTGTTTTTGCAGTAATCGTGTGCGCTGTCCAAGTACCATCTTTGCGTTTTACAGCAATGTGTTTTCTATCTGCTCCAACGATGTAGTTTGTGTCTACATTCAACACGTTGTTGATATTTGCAGTATTCAAAACATTCAAATGCTGCTCATAAAGCGGCATCCAAAATTCACGGAAACGCCCTGCTCTGCGATATAGAAAATGCTTATATGCTTGGTATTCAGACCAACTACGCAACAATGATCGAAACGGTTTTGTGTAGCGTGGCTTTGCATGATGTGAGTACCACTGAAAACCACCAACGTCTCCATCAATAATGTTTTGATGTTGGGTCAGCATCATTTTCAATGAATCGCCATCTAGTAGTAATGGTTTCCAATAAATGTCTTGGTTTTTATATTGCTCTGGTGTTTCATCTTCAAATTCGGGTAAATCTTCAGCAATCACTCGAAAAACCATTGATGTGTTAGACCAAAAGCCGCCTGAGTTAATCGAAGCATCACCTTCAACAATGCAAATGCGCATCGGCATAATGACCGCATTGGTTGCTGTGATATTTTCAGCAAGCCTAAAGCCATCTTGGTATTCAGTAATTAATTCCTGAATAACTTCATCGGTTTCAGGATCGCGTACTTCTTCTTGCACAATGATGTAGCGACCACGTTCGGTAATCTCGACTGCTCGACCACCTTCGTTGCTCTCAATAAAAGCAAAGCCGACTCTGAGGTCGGCTATGGTGTCTGTTGCATCAAGAATGATGTAGTCATCATCGGTCATGTCTGGGATGCTTCTTTTTACTTGTCGAAGCGGAATACCCCACTGCTTACGCAAATTTGCATAGAGCATGTGGAACATATCGCCCAAAGATTTACGCATCTGCACATAGTTAAAGCTTAAAACTTGGCGAGGTGCATCACGAAGTGGATAGCGCAATTCAGTGCCGTCAAACGATTCATGCACTTCTGTCATCCACTCAAGGCGTTCAGTCGAATCAAGCAGAGGGCAATTTGCTAATACATGCACCTCACCATATTTGGTTTGTATTTTCATGTTGTCCTCATAAAAGAAAACCCACCGAAGTGGGCTTAAATTTTGCTACGATTACGCTTAATGTGGTAAAGAACAGCATCCTCAAAATCTTTAGAATACTTGTAGTTCTTTGCCTCATCTTCGTCTTTAACCATGATGACCGAAAGCTTATTATCAATTGGTCGGTTCTGACCGCCCGTTTGCACTTGGCTTAAATAGTTGGTCAAGTCTTTGTTTTGCTCAGGGTTTAGAACACGCTCACCGCCATCTAACAGCCATGTGCCCTCTTTTGGAATATTATCTATACCATTGTGAGCCATGCCTGAAATGTTTGGAGTAAATGCTTGCAATGTTGCTTGCAATGCACCAGTTTCCACTGTTGCCATAGCAACCGCTGGTAAGTTGTAAGGGAAAGGTGCAGAAGCCCATGCCGCAGAAATTGCGGTGACACTGTTCATTAATACACTAGCAAGGTTGGCTCCTTTTTGAATAGCAACTAATGCCTGATATGAGCTTGAACTCTCATCAACAAAGTTAAGCATTACTCCAGACAAACCACCAAAAACATCAGCTGCCATTCCTAATTGATAAGCTTTAGTGCCATTCCAGTAACTCTCATCAATCATGCGCATACGATCATTATGTGCCTGCCAAATAGCCTCACGCTGCTCTGCTGTTTCAGCCAATGCTATTTGAGATTCAAATAAAGCATTTGATTCGTCATAACGGCTGAATCGATCTTGCTCTATCTGAAACTGAGCGCCAGTTCCTGTCATGTCAGCATAACTCTGCCCCCATGCCATTGAAGCAGATTTGAGATTCTTACGCTTCTCAAATTCTTCTTCAGCAAGTTTCATGGCAATACGAGCATCACGTTCTTGTTGAGTTAGCTTTAAATTCTTTGCAATCTCATCTCGCTCTAATTTGTAACGCTCTTGCATGTATTCAGCATCAGACATGTAGAATTGCCGAGCATCTAATAGGCGTTGTTGTTTTTCTAACTCAGCCCAAGAAACCGCATTTTTATACTGCTCCTCTAATGATGCTTTATGCGCTTCAATCATCTGATCGTTTAGGTCAAAATTTGCATCAACACGACGTTTATTAAGGGCAAGTTCCGCTGCAAGCTTCTGTTCTTCTGTGTATTGAAACTGGTTAATCTCAAACTCTTGTTCTGCAACAAATAGTTCCTGATTAATCTTTGCTCTTGAAAGTGCTGCATTAATATATCCCTGACGGTGTTCTGGAGAAAATCCAGCCTCATTAATACGCTTTAATTCAGAATCGAGATTCATCTCATCTTTATTAAAGGCGTTGCCATAAAGATACTTAATATCTTCTCGCTCTCTTTCTTTCTGCTCCTTTATTTGATCTAGCTTCTTCTGCTGTTTTTCATACTCAGAAGTTTGTTGTTTACTGAGTTTGAGTGAGGTTTTCTTAGATTCAGCAATGTTGTCTTCATAAGCTTTTAATGCTCGTAAAGCGGCATATGAATCCTCAAATGGCTTTCTTTCTTGAGGTGTAAGTTGGCGTCCTACAGAACCTAGACCCAATTGCTTGCGATACTCAAGTAACGCTTTTGCCTTCTCAATATCTCCACCTAAATTTTTGGCGGTATTCATTACATATTGTGAATCTGTGCGTTGATCTGTTAACTTCCCAAGAGCCTTGTTGAGCACTTCAATAGAGACTTTAGTTTCATCTGCTGCATTACCGATGGCTTTAATTCCATTTGCTGCATTTGCACCACTTTCTCTAGTCTTATTTAGTTGTTCATTAAGTTTCTTTACCGCACCTTCATGTTGAATAATTTTAGACTGAGAATCTGCTAAGGCATTGATTTGGTCGGATGTCACAAACTTAGCTTGATTTAACTTGTTGAAAGCTTGTTCTGTTGTAATAACACCAGTTCTCAACTCAGCCCAAATTCTATAAGCTTCTTGATTGCCTTTATTGCTGTCTAAAACAGATTCAGTAAGAGCTTCAAAATCGTTCTTAGCTTTTTGCAGGTGTCCTGACTGAAGCATTAATTGATTGCTCAGCTCTTTTTCAGCAGCCCTTAATTGCGCACCTGATAATTTCTCCAACTCCCCTGTTGCAAGACTTGCATAGCGTGATTGATCCCCAAGCATTTTATTTGCTTGATCTCCATTACCGCGCATTAATAAATATCCAGCAGCAACAGAAGCCACTGTTAACCCAAGACCAACAGGACCACCCAACACCCCTAACAAAGATGCACTCGAAAGCATCGCGGCTTTTGATGCAGCTGCCTTTTGATAAGCGGCACGTGAATTTGCGACTAATGCGGCTGTTTCAGCATTAGTAGCTCCCATTGATCTAACCATTGCGGCAGATGCTGCTAATTCTGCTTTTGCTAGTTCGTAGTCTGCAAGAATTTTGGTTTTCGTTGCTGCTGTATTTGCTGCCGTTGCTAAAGTGTTTTTCACAGATGCTACTGTGGTTGCTACTAGAGATGAAATATAAGAACCAGCTAGATATGCACCACCAACCATTGCAGCATTTGTTAGTAGGTCAAGGTTGTTTGCCAAAACCATTACTGAGCTAGATAATGCTGTTGCTGCACCACTACCCTTGCCTGACTCTCCTACAAACTTGGTTATCTCGTTATTAAGATAAGTAAATGACTGACCAATCGTTACATCTGTTTTTCCAAATAAATCTTGAACACTCTGATCCGCCTTCTCTAAAGCTTTAATTAAAACATCTGTAGTGAGCTTGCCTTCTTCAGCCATACTTTTTAAGGCGGCACGCTGAACATCTAGCCCTTTGGCAATAGCATCTAATACTGCTGGGGTTTGTTCATTGATAGAGTTAAATTCCTCACCGCGCAAAACACCTGATGCTAAAGCTTGACCAAATTGCATCATTGCTGCATTTGCGCTTTCAGTAGATGCACCACTTATTGCCACTGCTTTAGAAACAGTCTCCGTAATGCTGGCAACTCGCTCTTGGCTTAACCCTAATCGATCTGAATTTTGTGCAAATCTTTGATAGATAGCTGCAGTTGTTTCCCATGAAGATCTTGATTTCTGTGCAATTTCAAACGTATCTTTCACAGCAGTAGCTAATTGAGTTTCGCTAGTAGTAACAAGTTTTAATCGGTTGTTTAAACCAGTATAAGTATCTGAGTATTTGATTAGCTCTGAAACTGAAAACCCAATTCCAGCAGTAGCAACTAATGAACCTAGTATCTGCGTTGTGCGACTTGCAGAATCTCCAAGCATATCAATAGCCGACGCACCCTTACTCATATCTGCACTGATTCGTTGCGTAGTGGCTTTTGTTTGCTGTTCGGCTTTACTAAGCGGTGCAGTGTAATTGCCAATTTTGGCAACTAGATCAAGTGTTAAAGTTCCTAATTTAGTAGCCATTATATTTTCCTCTAGGCAATAAAAAACCCGCTTTCGCGGGCTTCACTATTATTTAATAATTAAAAGAATATGTTTTAGGTACACATTTTTGACCAAACTTCATTGAAAGTTGCTTGATCTACTTGCGAATTCTCACCTTCAATAATAGTTATTTCTGGTGTCCCTATAAATCTCACAAACCCCATATAAGCACCAAAACCATTTTTTGAATTTACCTCTCCACAAAGACCATTCATATTTTGGAATTTTGCTGAATCAGGGTCCTTTAAGATTTTCTTAACTGATTCCTGAGCCATCATCTCTCTATGCATATTTAGCTCTTTTTCAGTTGGTTCCTTTTCTCCACAACCTGACAATCCAATTAATAAGCTAACCATACCAAACAAAATAATCTTTTTCATAATTAAACCTTATATCTGTTTTATGTATTTTGCAGCATTGGCAATTCTAGATGGAATATCTAGCCTAACTCCAAATTTTTGCTCTATATCTTTGCCACCAACTATAACAGCGTTTACATGTACTTCTGAATTGGTAGGCATATCCAATCTTCCTAATAATTTAACCCAACTTTCAGCATGGTTTCTAGCAAAGTACCCTACAGTTAAGCCATTTATCTCAACTCTACAGGCATTTTTATCATAAATATTATTTGGTTCTCTATAAATGATTGCTTCAACTTCAGTGAAACACCCTTTACCTTCTCTCATAATCGCAAATCTACTTATATTGTTTTGATAGGATGCCTCACCCACTATTTCAAATGGATAAGTATCAAAGTCATAAGCACAGTCACAATCAATTTTGTACGTTTTCTTTATGTTATTGAAAGGTTGCATTATTGGTTGCTTAGGAAGAGCTGGTGGTTTCTTCTTTGCCTCTTGAGATTCGATTTCTTCAAGCCGTTGCTTCTTATAGTTCTCAAAACCACCACTTTTCTTTAGTTCTTTCTGAACAGATATAGCAACTACAATTCCAAATATAATGATGATTATTAGTATTATGGTCCACATAAAAAATCCCCGTTATTTTTAACGAGGATATTTAATTTTGAGTAAAAAAGCTACTTTCTTAATCTATTTGCAGCAGCTTGAATGATATCAGGAAGAACCTCTTTGTTAGGCCCTTCTCGATCACCTACAATCTTTGCAATATTCTCATCATTCAAAATCCATGAATTATTCGGAATAAACTGAATGTGAGGTTTATTTGGGCTATACGGAATAACGTGTAGAAAGTGTAGACTTATTCACTCGTATTCCCGCTTAATAAATCTTAATTCTACACCATGTTCGGGACAGAGATATTGAACTTCATTTGGTGCTTGATTGATCTTTTTTAAAGACTTGTTTGTTGGCTCATAAACTTCACTACAGAACTCACAAACATAAATACCATTCTTTAATTGGCTTACTCGTAGATCAGCACCACCTGTTCTTGAATAGTAGATTTCATCATTGCTCAACACTTTGTGCTTTCTACTAAACAACACTCTTGCTCTCAACACTTCAAAGCTATAACCACGACCTGAATGGTTATATGTCTTTGCTACACCATTGAGAGCTTCTGTATACGCATTAGTAACTCGATGATCAAAGTATGAAAGAATATCTTTCCGCCAATTCTTGATTGCTCGATACAATGGTAGAAAGTCCTTCTTTGATTTTCTGAATTCAGGTGGTACTAAGTTCAACCACTCGTTAAACAAAGGCTCTGCCTCTTCACGTGTTTTGATATCGTAGATCGCAAAAATGGTTTCTTTGATGTAATACGCTTTAGCAAGATCAGGCTCATTCTCAAGCCACATATCAAGATTATATAGCTCTTGCTCGTTCAGATTTTGTCTGCGTGTGCGCAATTGGTACTTCTTGCGCATCCAAAGCTTACCAACACCTGCGGGCTGATTTCGAGCTAATTTAATGCGTATATCATCAAGCGCTTTGTTTGCCATTTTAAGAACATGAAATTTATCAATCACAATAATTGCTTTGGGAAAGATAAGGTTAATCAATGTCTTGTACGGTCTCCACATATCAATCGAAAAGCCTTGAATATCTTTATCTCTATACTTCCAAAGGAATCTTGAAACAGTGTCTTTATCACGACTTTCAAGCATTTCAATAGGGCGCTTATGAATGATGTCAGTAACTACAAACCTGAAATTTCCGTCGATCTCGGTCTCATCTAAACCAATCCATCCACTAAGCTCAGGATTGTGAGATTTATTTTTTATCTCAATCAAATCATTCGTAATCGTCCTGATGGTTTTACTATCACAACCCATCATTCGAGCTGTGTCGCTGAATGTATAATCTAAGCAAATGTCTTGAATTTTCTTGACGAAACGCTCTGTCATGCGTGTATCAGGATATATGCCTGTAACCTCTTGTAGAAAGGTAGCTTTACAAGATTTGCATCTGTATCGCTTCACTTCTACATTGATTACCGTAGGCTTCATGTGCCTTGGAATATCTCTGTATATGACAGGCTTTGTACCATGCTTATAGAGCTGATCAGAACCACATTTAGGACACTTATCGGGCTGTATAAGGTACTCAGCATAGATAATTGTGTCATCTGACTCAGTAATGCTTAATGCAGCCCAATTCGGAAGGCTTAGAATGTCAGTCACTTACAGCTCTCAATATTTGAGATTGCTTGAGTAGCTGATTTAATACTAATTGCGCAATCTGGAATATAATCGACATAATCATCAAGAAAGCAGTACCGCCCGTTAGCATGTAAATAAACATGAGTATAACCAAGTCGTCTATCTGAAGAAATTAAATTCAACTTAGCTCTTTCCAATCCCCCCAATCCTTCAACTAAATCATGTGAGTCAACAAGCTTTTGAAGCCTAAGCTCCCATGGCAAAATATCACCATCAGATTCACCAATAGCCACATACTGTCTAGAGTATTCAAGACCCCACTCTTTAAAAAACGCGCATTCTTCTTTCACAATCAGCAATTCCACACGATATTCCCTAATTGTGAATATAGCATAAAATACTATTTTCTACACGTTATTCCGTATAGCCTTTATTTGTAAGACTGTCAATTGTTAAAAGCATTCTACTCATTGAGGTCATGCGACTAACTACAGCTCTTGTAATAGCTTCTCTATCAAATATTGGAAAATCTGGAATATCCCCTTTTAGGCGCTTGATCTCATCTTGCAGACTCCATATCCAGTCATGAATTCGGTTTGTAGTATCAGCAGCGAGCAATTCAAAAGCCTTTAGTTCAGGATCAATGTATTCAACTTTTGGTAGATATTCACCCATTAGCTTATGTACATATTCAACTGCAACAGGGACTAAATCCATAGTTAGTTCATCTACATGCTTGATGCCAAACTTTTGGTGAACCAACTTATATGCGTCTGAGTAAGTCAATGATTTAGATTTCGCAACCAACATATTCACTGCATCTTTGAGTGGCACTCGATCTTCCTTAGTGGTGCGAGGATTAACGGCAACACCCTTAGTCCAGTAATCCCAAAGTACGTCATCACATTCGTTTTGATACATGATGACTGAATCTCGGATTTCAGGTTTTACTTTGTTTGGGCTGATTGAATAAAGCCATGCAGCAAGTTTTCTTACAGGTAAACAGAGGTAAGGTCTTGATTGTAAGTCACCAACAACCTGAATGGTGATTTCCACCATTGAGCTATTGAACTTATCCTTGATCTTTGCGAACTGGCTTTTCCAGTCCAAACCCATACCCTCAACAATTGGTTTCATCGGTGTATATGGTTGCCCGTTATGCTCAACTAAATATAGTTCTGCACTATGGAAAGGTACTGTGATTTGAGTTAGACTATTTGAAGTCATATTAATTTCCTTTAAGTTGACATCAATCAAGCCCGCCGCCTGCAAGTGTTGGGCTTTTTTGTTGTCTATTGATTTCATGCTTTCGCACTCTCTTTTTGGTTTAAATAAAATTCAACAGCCTTATTAATTAAATAATTCATTGAACGCTCTTCTTTTCTTGCATGAGCTTTTAATTCTTCATGCAGTTCATTTGACACTCGAACACGAACATCAATTGGTTTTTGACGACCTTCTTTCATAAAAAACTCCTAGTCACCCATTGTGGGGGTGTGGGGTTATCATGCCCCTAGTATGGGGTTATTGTCAACCCCCAAGATGGGGGCGATAATTAAGTTAACTTTTTCTCGATTTTTCTATCATGGACTCAGAAAACAACAGCCACGTTATTACAGTTAAGTTACGAGTAAGTCCTGAGTTGAAGCAAAAGATTGCTATATCGGCTAAGGCTTACAATCGATCAATGAATGCTGATATGGTAGCTAGATTAGAGCAAAGCTTTGATAATGAATCGGAATACTCGCCATTGCGATTTTCTGATGAGGAGCTTGCAGAAAAGCTCAATCGTATTGAGAAAATTTTTTCCAATATTGATGTTGATAAATTTGAAGAAGATTACAGCAAATTTACTAACACAGTAGACTGGGAGAAAGCCAAAAAATTAGAAGAAAAAAGGAAAATTAAGCGCTTAGATGATGTTGATGATGTTAGTGTGGATAATGATTGATAATCAACTCGCAACAACATAATAAACCCTCACCCCACCTTTCACCGCTTCATATTTTAAAAGCCTGTATTGTGGGTTTTCATTGAAGAATTCCCACATATCCATCACAGGATTGAGATATTCAGGTCGGGTGAAGTCTTTAATTTTCATTTTCATATCCTTTTTGGATATTTTATTAAATAATCTACTTCCCAACCATACTCATAAAATAATCTTCTGCGCTTATTTCTACAGGTTTTGGTTTCTGCTCATGAGGCATGAAGTCAAAAGGTGAGAATGCTTTAGTACCTTTGCCTTTGTTTGAGTTCGCATAAAAGGACATGAGATTACCAACGGCTTGCTCTATACGACGACCAATGTTTAGAGATCCGTATTTACTACGATATGCAGACCACTTCTTTATTTCTTTGATTGGGAGTTGGAGCGTTTCTTCGATTGTTCGTCCTGTGGCGATGGCGATTTCACAGATGAGTTCGTCGTCTGCGCTGAGTTCGATGTCTTTCCCAAAACATTAATCTCAACCACTTTTGCCCAAATCGCATCAACAAGAGATTGATTGAAGTGCTTGCGAATTTCATCTTCTGTGAATGTAGCTTCACCTTTTTCATCACAAATACAGCTTGATAAAATGCCTGCGAGAGCTTCTTTTTTCTCACCCATAGCACGTAAATTTGCTACTGCTGTCTCATACGAAAATGGCTTGATATAAGTTTCAAACTCAGCATCTTCACCTTCATATTTGATTTGAACAGTTGCGAAGACAGGTTTGCCAATCAAAATGCCTGATTTAATTTGATCGATTTTTAATTTTTTCATTAGAAAGCACCAAAAGCCCCTTTCGGGGCGTTAATTAGGTTTTAGGGGTGAATGCAACAGTTGTTTCACGCTCTAGAGTCACGGTGTAACCAACTAGAGCATCAGCTTCAAACGTTGGAACTGGTGTTGATAAACCACCTTTAAATGACCACCAAGAACGTGTTGCAGGCAATGTAACTACCCCACCTGTTGCCGTTGGTGCTGCTGTTCCCTCAGATGAACCCATATAGAACTCTAATCCATCTTTCTTAGTTTCAGCCCAGTCAATCATTTGCAAATGTGATTCATTTTCTGTGTCTAAGTTGAAACCTAAAGAGCCTTGAGCTGGGTCAGCTAAACCTGTGAGATAAGATTTGCTTTGTGTTTCGTCTAAGCATGTCTTTTCGATTCGAGTGGTTGAATCACCTCCTAAGTCGATAGCAGTTAGACATGCAAGTTGTGTGATGGTTGTTCCGTCGAATGCGTAAACATTCGTACCTTGAACGCGGACTTCTGCCATGAGTAGCTACTCCTCTTTTTTTGGCATAAAAAAAGCACCCGATTGGGTGCGTTGGATGTAATATTTTCTTTAATCAAATAAGCATGGCTGCATAAGTCGCTCAACCTCTGTGATTGCAGTCATTAATAAATCTCGTTTCTTGCGATAGCTACCCGAAACACTACCTGCAAGGCTTGCATCTGATTTCGCCAGATCAAGCTGAAGTGATAATTTATTGTGAATATTGTTGTAACTTTGATCCTGCGAGCGAATAAACTCTCGTGTTTCAAAGAATGCTTTCACTAAAGCCTTTTTAAACTCAATAACTCGTGGACTGTTCCGCATAAGTGTCATTAAGAAGGTCGCCTGTTGTTCATTTAATGGAACAAATTTGCGCTCTTGAGTACCGCCATTTGTCTCAAAGGATTGGATTTTAAATCTAACCCTTCCGAATTCTTGGAAGTCAGGCATGTAAGTTCTAACCAACTTAATAACTGTTGCATGCTGGATACCTAAGCCAAGCGCTATCTGCAAAGTGGTTGTCATGGGTTCGCCATTTTCGACTTTAACAATTGCGATTGGTTTTAACATAGCATTCATAATTAACTCCTTTTGAGTTGTGTTGAGCCTGAATGCTGAACGCATATAAAACACTCAGGCATAAAAAAACCTGCCATTGCTGACAGGTTCGGTTAAAAGTGGAACGGGTTGGTTGTGTGTTTTATCGTGCTAAAAACCAATTTGCATCAAATCCACGGCTAAATAGCTTTGTTTCGGTTTCATATCCGCTGATTCGTGGATTTAATATATAACTTTGGTTTTCTAGAGCTTTTCGGATTGCTTCACGACCTTCATAAGCACGTTTTTGGTTAGTGTCATATACCATTACTTGGTACATGATGTGATCGGTCTTTGCAGGGCAATCAAGGCTATTTTCAGCATTGCCGCCGACCTCTTGCCATACTGCATATGGTGTTGATGTTCCTATAGGCGCAATGTCTTCATAGATGCGAAGGTTGTCACCAAAGATGGCTTTGACTGCTGCATCTGCATTCAAAGTTTTGTAGATTGATAGGTAAATCATAGGTTCGCCAATTCCTTCTCTAGTTCAGCATCGAATACTTCTGCGAATTTATTTGTGACTTGCTGAATATTGTTTGCCAAAGCAGGACGCATGAATGGAGTTGCTGGTTGTCGACTGGTGCCAAACTCAAGGAATCGCCAATAAAACACTCTGCCATCTGTTTGATAGGTTTTTCCAACCCTTCCAGACCTTCTGTTTTGTGCATTGTTGGTGTAGGGTATTTTTGCACCACCGCGAATACCAACCCGAATCACAATTGAATTACGATCACGTGTTTTACCACCCTGAACTACAATTTCCTTGAAAATCTTCTCGCTTGTTTCGGGATCATCAATCGCTTTAGCATTGTTACGAGCAGCATCACGCACAATATTCATTGCCTGGCGTGAAGCTTTACGTGCAATACTTTTAGTTTTACGAGGATTGGCAAGTCTTTGAAGTCTATTTACAACATCATCAAGACCTGTAATCTCAACTTCTACTCCTGCCATAGTTTTCTCCAAGTGTAAAAAAACCACTCGGAAGTGGCTTTATAAAGTTGCTCGAAACTCTGTTATTTGGTCTTCTACGCCCTTTAAAGCTAGACTTGGGGTTTCTCCAAATGCAAAGTAATCAGCATTCTTTTTGATATACTCTAGTGCCCTTAAAGCATCATGATCACCTTCATCCAAAGATTCAAATTTTTCAGCAAAGCCATCAGAGGCATCATTATAAACAGCTGCCGCTATCCAATATTTAGAGCTTCCGCCGCTCTATCTCATCCACCCTACATAAAAACTATATGTGGTTCCTAGATAAGAATCATCCATATTGATCTCCTTAAAGTCATTTAATTATGCACTATTTCAGCTTCTCCAACCCTTGCCCAAGCAAGAAAGTGCAATAAATATTACCTGTCTCATTATCATCAAGCGCTTGGCTTTGGATTGAAAAAGTTCGACCCTTCCAAATGACTTGCATCGTCGTGTTGATGTCTTCTCGATAGCGGATCTTCATGCGAGCAACTACTTCAGACTGATCAGCTTGAGCTGAGATTAAATCTTTTGCCGACAATGGAGTTATTTTAGCCCATAGCTTTTTGTATTCAGACCAGCCACCTTCAATTGGGAAGCCATCTTCGTCACGACCACCTTCGGTATAGTGCTGAATAGTTACACGATGGCGTAATTCACCTGCGTTTTGTCCCATAAATACCTCACACAGCCGTAGGCGTTCGATAAGTAAATAGAAGAGATTGCACTGGCTGTGGCATAAAATTGCCATTCACTGGCGCATCTGCTTCGGCGTTACGGTGTTTGTCGTAATATCCAACAAATACGAGCACAGCTAAACGGAACTCTTCTGGATATGGCTCAACATGGTGAATCACATCCGTATAGCGTAAAACGGCTGATTCAGCCGCTTTTCTATAGATTTCCAAGTTAGTGTCATTTGAATCATCGTCATAGCGAAGGTGTTCTTTAACTTCTGCAAGAGTAACTATGCTCATTCTGCCCACTCCTTCGCACACAATTTAAAGTTTTTATGATCAAACTCACCAAGGTGATCGTTTTCAACATGCCACAATGAGCCATTTTTAGTGATGAACTGACCTTTCTGATACTGCACATCATCCTTGAATACACCCTTATAAAGTGACTTTAGGTTATTGCTTTGCTGTGCTGTTGATTCCGACTTGGCAAATGGATCCTCTTTAGCATCACGTTTAGCCAAAGCTGAAAGCGAGTAGTTTTGCTGTTGAATCATCGGCGAATCACCACCATCAACTGGCAACATTCCCAATTCAGCGCGACCTTCATTCGGAGCAATCAGACCGGCACTTACACCTTCTTTCAGGTATGCCATTTTGGATGACTGATTCATACGAATTAATGCACCTAGATCTAGATATGCTTCTGCGTTGAATCTTGGTAGATCCAAGCCGTCATCCAATAAATTCTCTCGCGCCTCTATTAGCGCCTGTAAACAATCTGAGTAGTAAATTTCATTAAGGTTCTCTACATTTGTAGTTCCTTGAACATCAACCACCCCAACCTTGAACGGAGGTACATTAAAAGCCGTACAAACGATCTTCGCAGTCATCCCAAGCTGTTCTATCATTTGTGAATCTGCGGCACTCATACCTAAAGACTGGTAAACCATGCCATCACCAATAACGGCAGTAGCACCTATGTTCACTCCTGAGTATTTTTGATTCCATTCAGTTTGAATCTTCTTGGCATTTTCAGGTGTGATTGCACCAGGTGCGACCAAGATTCCACCCGGTCGACTACCATTAGAAAAGAAGTTGGTTCCGTTGTTGAGAATCTTGATTCCCATACCTGCTGCAATTCCACAGGCCATAATAGGTGTTAACCCTACCAAAGGATGGTAAAAAGCATTAATGCGGTCATGAATGATTTCGGACGATGGCACGATTACCGATTCTGTTTGTGTTAAACGATCAGTATTGAACTGATAAAAAACATTGCCATAATCATCAACAAGTGGACAGACAAGATCAGGGTTAAGCACAACCATTCGGTAGACCTCACCGAATACATCACGAAGTTTCCAGACATAAGTGTTGCCACGCAGCAATAAGCTTGATGTCCACTGCTCTTGGAACTGCTGCCATGTCTGGTAGCTGTTAGGTTTCTTTAAAACCCGCAACTTGTCAGGAATATCAACATTTACTAAAACCCCTTCTTGCTTACGCTTCAAAAGGATTGGTAATTTACCAATATCTTTTGAAATAAGACTTACACAGGCGAAAACTGCATATGATGCAACTAGGTCATCACGTGTTAATTCATCGTTTTTCTGCCAAGCACCTGAGTATGGCTCTTGCACAAATAGGCTATTCCAAGTTTGCCCAGCATTATGGACACTTTGAAAGCTCTTTTTACCTCTAAACCAGTCAAAAATGCCCATTTTTACCGCCTTATTCGTTAGTTTTTACTTCTTTTTTAGGTTTAGTTGGCGCCTTTTTTGGTTCTTCATAAGGCTTCGCAACACCCGTTTTGATTAAGATATTTGCTTCAAAATCGGTTACTTCAAGCACATCACCCACATTGGCATTATGCATAACCTTTAAATATTCAATTTTCATAGCTGCTCCCATAGCTCAACAATGAAGATTCATTGCTCAGATATGAAAACAGCCCCAATTAAGGAGCTGTTTTATGTCGATATACAGATTAAGGCGTGTAATCAATGTATGCCGCTGCGATTGCACGACGTTTTGCCCATGTAATGAACTTCTCTACACGAATGGCAAATTTGTTTTCTTGCCATAGGTTGTGGGTTGTAGATCCATCAACAAGGGTTGCTTGGTCGCTGTACGCCACATCCACACCACCGTCTTGAGCAACAAGAAGCTCGCTCATTTTCACAAGAATAATCTTGTCGCCAATCGATTGTGATGTAATAACTGGAATACCTAACAAGGTACGCGCTGCACCTGCGAAGCTCATACCATTGAAGTAAGTATTGCCCAATGCATCACGTAACAGCGCGTATTGCATAGCGCGTGTTTCACTCATCAGGAAGTACGCGTTATCCGTACTCAAGTTAGCAGCGATGAAAGTCTGGATTAACTTAAGCAAGTCTGCTTCAATCTGTGCAGCCGTGGTGCCTGATGGGGTGATGGTTGTCACACCATTCAAAATACCAGCAGGTGTAACATCGGTTTGCGCTTGATCACCGAGGAAAGTAGTATCAATCAGAACTTTGGTGGCTTCAATCAAATCATTCAACACAAGTTGGTCAATGGCAGGGTCTGCTCGGCGCAATAACTCCTGTGTATAGACAGTGATTGCTGCAAGCTTATGCTCTTTGATTTCAATGTTGTTGAAAGTCGGGTTTGTTAAAGGCTTTTTCGCGCCCTCTCCAACCCATGAAGCAGTACCACCAGTCAACTGACCATTAATCTTCACATTGAAAGGAACTGAACGGTAGCCTTGCAACTTGTCAAAGATCGTCGCATTACGAAGCAATTCCAAAAAATCGCCTGTGTATGTATCTGTCTGAACCAGTGGAGCAGCGAAACCTGGATCTGTTGTGGTACCTAAAGTTGCTTTTTCCACATATTGGATAACAGCTTCATCGTATCCCAACGACTTAGCTGCATCCGCGACAGTCATTAAGCGGCCCTTTTTTTGCTCATGGCATGCAAGCATTTTGGCGCGGGCAAACTGAGCGAAAGGCATACCTTTAGGAAGGTTGGATTTAACCTCAACCTTAGTATCCTTTTTAGGTTCAGGATCACCTTTTGCAGATTTCTGGGCCTGATCTGGATTTTCACCCGCAACTGGCGTTGCTGTAGATGCAGCCGCTTCACCCTGCTTGATCATATCTTTAACACGATCAATGTTTTTTTGAATTGTTGCAATTTCGGCATCAATTGCAGCAATTTTCTGCTCTTCTTCTTCGTTTGGTGTTTGACCAGCATCAAGTGCCTTAGTCACAATACCCTGCTTTTCTGCATTTTTTTGCGCCAAAGCATCAAGAAGTTGTTTTAAATACTTATTCATAGAATTACTCCACCCTGTGTTGGGCTATTTAGTTTTACAATTACGTGTTTTTGCTCAGATGAATCGCCATCTGGAACGTTCTGAGGTTGTTTGCCCAACGCGGCTTTGTGTTCCTCAAATGCTTTTTTAAAATCTGTTTCGCTTTCGCGATTGCATGGAATAGTGACCAGAGAAAGCTCATACCATTCCCACTCGTTAAACTGAACCCCTCCACCTTTGACCATTTCCGCTTGATCCCAATTGGGGATAAAGCCTACTGATAAGCCCTTTACCAAATCGTATTTCAGCGACTGGTAGGCCTCATCTACACGATCTTTTAGGCGGCCTTGCTCTTTGATTTCAGGAATGTGAAGTGTCACCTCAATTCCCTTCTCGGTAACTTTAGCTTCAGTCACATGACCGATTGGCTGGCGCATGTCGTGATGAAACAACATAGGCATAGGCAAGTTGAACTTCGCACCCTTTGGGATCATGATGTCTTTAGATCGGTCTTGATTGGGCGTACTTGCTACCCCTTTAAATGTTCGCTTTTCTTCATCAACGGCTTTGATTTCGAACGAGCCGAATGATTTGTGCAGAGCAGTCATAGCCCCTCCAAAATGCAAAAACCGCCAAATAAGGCGGTTATTAAAAGAAAACCACCTTTCGGCGGTCTATTTGGTTTATAGCTTAATCTCTTAAGCGATAAGCTGTAATTGTTTTGAACTATCCAGACTATCAAGCAACTTTAAAGTATCTTTAGGAATCTCTGAAAAACACTCATTTGCCCCTCCAAATTGAATATTTGGAGTGTATTTATAATCAATTAACAAGCGATGTAACTTCTTTTCAAGATCCCAAACAAATGAGGCACTTTCACTGATAAATTTGATAACTTCATACGAGTAAGGCATATCATAACTAAAGCGTTTCTTAATTTTCTTTACTGTAATTCCTATTTTGTAAAAAACTTCGTTATTTGAGTAGCACTTGATAAGATACAAATTACTTTTCCCATCATGTCTTTCATCACACAGCTTTACATAATCAGATCTTTTCCAAAGAGATATTTCATTTTTACATTGTGGGCATCCAACTCCCATTAAGTGATCATTAGGGTTCTGCATAAATGACTTATGAAATTGGCAAATTATCTTAACTTTAATCTTATTTCCACGATAATTAGTCAGGTCATAGTTATACTTATCACCATGTAGGGCCTTGGCTTTCTCTATAAATTCAGATGTATTGCTACTTAATTTTTCTTTAATCTTGTCATTGCCACAATGGTAGCAGCCAAATCTATAGTGATCCTTAGCTTCTTGCTCAAATAAACCATGCTTTGGGCAGATAATTTTTACTTTATGTGCTCTACCTCTATATTCAACAAGAGAGTAATCATAAAAATTATTGTGAATAGTTGACACCCTACTTATATATTCGTTTGTGGTTAATGGCATCTTACCTGCACAAACCAAACAACCTTGGCCCTTTAAGTGTTGCCTACTTTCCTGAAAGAAAGGTCCATGAGTAGGACAAATAATCTTAACCTTCCCATGCGATCCACAATAAACAACCTCAGAATAGTCATATTTATCAAAATGAATTTGCTTGGCCTTTTCTATGAATTGCCGAGTTGTCATTTTAAATTGCGTATTCTTTAATGCACCATTAGAATTGCTACCAGTCATAGTCGTTCCAGCTTAACGATTAATGATTAAAAGCCCATTAAGATTGCCGTCTTTTTGGGCTTTGTTTGTATAATAATTATACCACAAACAACAACCTACACGAAAAAAACACTATATTCTTTTTGTGCAGGTTCGGGGTTCATACTCATTAGTGCTGTAGCATTTAGAGCAGCAATTAATGGATCGATTTTAGCTACACCACTCTCCTGCTTACTGACCATAATGCCATTACCCTTCATGACAATACGAGCATTTCCAACCACCCAAGTCATTAATCCAAGACCTTGGTGCCATAATTCACGACCAGCCAGCTTTCTTTCCAAAGTTTGAAGATAGCCAGCTAACTTGTATCCTTGAGGAATACCAATGATTTGTTCTTGCGGTATTCCTGCATCAAGCAGACCATCCAATAACCCACCTATCATTAGAGGATCAAGTCCAACTTTGTCTAGCTTCCCGCTATCAAAAACCTTTTTCGCAATTAATGAAATATCGGCAATATCATCACCTACTTTTTCATAAATCGTGAGGCTTCCTTCCCTTACAAAATCAAGCAACTTAGGAGCTTCAGACTTTCTCCTCTCTAGGACTATTTGGTGACACCATGCATGGACCCATAACATCCACTCTCTAGTGGTTTTATGCCTCCCCATGAGAGCAAACCCCAACAAATCATCCAATCCACCACCATCGCCAGCCAATTCCAATACATCAGACTGCTCAATGATCTCATCCAGAGTGATCTTTTTAGCTTGTTGATTCCAAAACTCAGCACCTGCCCAACGATTAGCACGTAGATTCATACCAATTTCAATGTTTAAGTGCTTTGCCAAGAAGTCTCTAAGCGATTCCTCACCTGCATCTTTGACCTTTTTAAACTCTGAAATGAGATATTCAAGGTCAACGGATGCGCCCAAGTTTGGATTGGTGATGTAGAAGTTCTCAGGTTTTAAGTGTTCGCCTGCTTCGACCAAGTGTTTAGGGAACTCATAGATAAGGGGCAAAAAGCCTTTATCCTCTTTGATTCCATCGCGTACATCACGGGCATAGTCTAAAAGCTGCTTAAATACACCACATGGCACTTCATCTGACATTGTAGACAAATAGATCACGCAACCTTCTGGACGTGATGCTAAACCACCTTTTGCCTCACGGAACATTGATTCAGCATTTGATCGTTTCCCAAACAACCAAACCTCATCGATCAAAATTATTGAAGCCTTTTTACCTGCTGCCGCATTTGATTCCGCTGCGATAACTTTAAGATTTGCTCCAGTACCCAAATGAGTAACAGTCTTTGTGTGCTCTGAGACATTAATCATTGCACTGAGTTCTTCATCAGCGCGGATAAAGTCACGAATCGGGTTAAAACTATTGTCTGCAACTTCCTTAGTGGGTGCTAAGATAATCAACTCGGCAGAAAGACGGTCATTCAGCAGCAAAGCAACAAGCATTACACCAGCTGCAATTGTGGACTTGGTATTCTTCTTGGAAATCAGAAGAAAGAACTCACGTATTAATCTACGCTTAGTGCTTGGATCGTATGCGCCAAAGATTGCTCGGACAAACTCAATCACCCATTCCAATGTGACATCGCCCATCTTTGGGCTACCCATCACATCGACTAAAATCAGCTCTTTAAATATGCGCTCTGCAACATCAGCCACTTGTGGAAATAATGGATCACATGGCATGAGCGACTGTTTATTGACAATACGCTCCTCCCAGTCTGGGCAAGCGGTTGTCCATTCTGGAAGCATTGCGGTCATTTATTCTGTCCAATAAAAAACCGCCCTTGAGGCGGCTATTTAAATAGTTTTTTTTCAATCAAGCTTTTGCTTTGCAGTTGCTATTGCTTGCTCGACTTCATCTTTCAGCTTTAACCATAAGCTTTCGAAGTTATTAATTCCTTCAATGTGATCATCCACAACACCTAGTTCTTCTACAATTAACTCTGATAATTTCTTGTAGCCAACACAAGCGTCATAATCATTGTTGTACGCGAAGGCTAAAAGATCATCTTTGCTTTTTAAGATCGACAATTGTGGTTCAAAATTCTTAATTGCTTCTTTTACTTGGTTGTGAACAATCACGTCTATTTGTTCTAAATAATCAGCCATATTGCACCTCATAAGTTTGAATTAATTATACCACTTAACTAGGTAACTGATTATTCAAAGTGCCAAACTTGCCTGACTTAGTTGCAGCCTTAGCCGCATCCTCTTTGGTTTCTTTCTTGCCCTTTTCAGCTACTTTGCCGTGGACATAAGGAAGGGCTGCTTGAGCTGCTCGTACACGTAGAGCCATATCTTCAACTTGATCTGTGTAGACTGACTTCAAGAACTCAAGCGGGTCATCCAATGTATTAGCAGCTTGTATTGATGTAAATGTTGTTAAAGGCTTAACCTCATGTTTAACAACTTGTTCAGGTGTGGCTTTTTCAAGTCGTTCAAGATATGCAATGACATCAGGATCTTTCGCTAATCGCGCTCCAGCCGCAGATGCAGTCTTTTCAGGGCATCCAGCCAAAATAGCCGCTTCTTTATTGTCTTTGCCTTTTTGTTTTGCGAGGGCAAATGCCTTCTTTTTTTCTGTTAAAGCCATATACCCTCCTTTAACATATTTATGAAATGGGAAATTTTTTTATAAATGAGATGGTGGGCGGTGTCCGTAATTTTTTGATTTTTAAGAAACACCTTCCCCCCATGGTATCTTGCAGAAAAATTTAATTTTCTAGATATTTCTCTACAAGTTCATCAATCTTCTGAGCGCGGTAACTCAAAGCTTCTTTGGCTTCTTGTGGGATACGTGGATCGAACTGCATGCCACGCATAAAGTTAGCAACTGATTCAAGCTGCTCTAGTAGTTCTTCATTGTTCATTGTCTACTCTCCTTCAACGTCTTCTCTCTATGACAAGGCACACACAAGCTCTGTAGGTTTGATTCATCATCATTACCACCTTGTGCAATATTAACGATGTGATCTAACTCAAGCTCCATAGTGACTACGCCACAACGTTGGCATGTGTACTTATCTCTTAGGTGTATCTTTGCCTTAAGCCTACGCCAAGGACGACCTCCACGACCAGAACCCCAACTATTCTGCCTTGGAGTTCTCTGTGCTTGCAGCCTCGGCTTGAGTGTTTGTAGTTTCATTTGGATTCTCAAAGTCTGGAGTTAACCGGATTAGAACTTCTGCAACCTGATCAACACCTACCGTAGTCTCAACAAATCTAACACCGGCTAAGTAACTTCCATCACTTAGTTTTACCTTTGTTCCTTTTGCAGACTTACCACCTGCATATTCAATATTCGCAACACTTAATTGCTTAGCCATATTTCACCTCAATCCAACGTCTTATTGCCATATGCCACAACAGACTCTTGCTCACTAAGCTGCATTAGCAACTCATTATTCTGTTCCAGTGCTGCTAGGATTATCTGATCCTTGTTCGCTATCTGCTGAATCAGTGTTGTGTTCTGTTCCACTATCTTTGTCAGCAATTCCTCTAATGCGGTTGATTGCTTTGGCTGTTCTTTCTTTTGCTCGCTCATATTGAACTCTCATCCATTCACGACGTTCTTCACATGATTTGCAGACCATGACCTATTCCTTACTCTCAAGCACATACATCAAATCTTCTGGTTTCTCTAAATAGAAATTAGAATTAACCATTGACCAATCATGTATGTCGTTTAGATACTCAGTAAATTGTTTGGTATTTGCGTGTGTTGTTGAAATCTCTTGAGCTACAAACTTTCTGAGTTGTTCATAGCTAGGATTATTTTCAGCTTTCAGTGCTCTCAATGCAGCAAATGTATTCGGATACTCGCCTACTCGATCACGTTCAAATATCTTAGATAGGCATACATACTTAAAGTGAGCTGATGCTTCATCTTTGGTTTGCCCTGTGTGGTTAGCCCATTTAGTCATCCATAACCAATATAAGGCGTTCTGATCGTTTGATCGCTTAGACTCTTTAGGTTTGATAGTTACAACAAGCGGCTTATTCTCAAAATTAGCTTTGGTGTAGTTTGTATGCAGATAAGACATTGTTTTAGTAATATCAGAGTGATCTTTGATTGTGAACACTGCTGTCTTCATGCTCACCTCAAAATATTTCGTTATTGTCTAAATTCAAAATCCTTTCAGTCTTTTCTAGCATCTTGTCGAACCATTCAACCGACTCTGATCTGTTCATCTTTTGAAATTGGTCGTATTCCACATGATGATTTCTGCACAATGGAATCGTTTTAGAGTCACAGGCTTTTAATCCCATGCCTTTACCGTGACTTGATTGATTACTATGGGCTGCATCCACTGGCGATCTACCACACACCACACAAGGCAGCTTCCTAATCGCTGCTAGTCGCTTTGCATCACGCATCTGGATGCTGATCTACAAGTTCATCGATTTCCTGAACTCGATAACTTAATGCTTCTTTTACATCTTGTGGGATACGTGGATCGAACTGCATGCCACGCATAAAGTTAGCAACTGATTCAAGCTGCTCTAGTAGTTCTTCGTTATCCATTTTGCTTTCCTCTTACGGTCTCGCATAGCGTTTGATATTGCGCTGAATGTTATTGATCTGCTTGTCTATATCATGAATACGATGCTGACATGCTTGCTTAAACTGAAACGTTGAATTGAGATGATTAAGACTTTGCAGCTTCTCTTTGTCTTGATGCAATGATTCGAGATTCTTCTTTGCTTCGACTAGGTCCATACTCACCCCAATTTAGGCATAACGCTAATATCTATGTTTGCCCCACTACCAAACATCAGTAGCCATGCAAGTCGACCATGCGGCTTTTCTTCTGGATTCTTGTCATGAACACCTTCAAACATTTGTCCGCCATACAAGTTCAATCTTTCAGCCATTGCCTCAATCAATTCAATTGGCTCTACCGCTTCGTCTGTCCACGGAATTGCCACCAAATCAAAATCTAAATTAAGTGTTCCATGCACAGTCAGTGCATAACCATTGCTTCTTGCTATGTCGCACAATCCTGTATAAAGCGATGCAAATACAGGTGCAAAGTTAGGTTGTTTCATACAATCACCAATTACACCAAACTAAGTAAGCTGCAAATAACATCACAGCCAAATAAAACACCGTTTTGATTACGTTCTTAAACTGCTGACAATCTTCTTTAATTTGTTTGAGTTCTTCTTCGTCCATGGCTGAACCTTTCTTGTTATTAACTTAGATGAAGTGAACAACGAAAGGACTTGAACCTTTGCGAATGGTGTCTAAACAGTTAATCCAGACATACGACTGCTATCTCGTATTAGAAAGCCGCTCTTACCAACTGAGCTACGCCTATTCACTTCTCTAAATTAAAAAGCCCCACCGAAGCAGGGCATAAAGAGGAAACTTTGGTTTAGAACAAATCAATACGGGCCAATAGAATCGTATAGTACTGGCTCATAGCTTCGAATTGGGCTTGTAGCAATTTCCAATTCTTGTCATCAATAAAGGTTGGCTGCCCTTTGGTTAAAAATTCTCGCAACTTGCTTAGTCGATCACCTAGCTGCTCTTTTTCTTCGACAACGCGCTGCTCATGTGGTTGCAATTCTTTATTTGACATTCTTCTTCTCACTTTTCTACAGGAAACAAAAAAGCCCACCTTTCGATGAGCTTTTGAATTTGGTGAGAACCCTTGAGGCTTACAGACTATTTCACTCTTGGGCATATTTAATCTCGATTGGTGAAAGACGCTGTAAGAATCCATCACCTAGTGACCAACATACAACTTACGCCACTCTAACACGAATATAGCACTTGCCTTGTACAGGGTCAAATTATTTATATTTTATAAAACTATAACGACTATGTAATGCAGCCAAACCACACTTAACATCTGATCTCGCATCATTTTGAGAATAAATCACAATCATTTCACCAACTGGATTCATTCTAGTTACAACCATCTCTGACCATGAGTTGTTATAAAAATAACGGTTGATCACTGCATCAAGCCATTCATCCAATATGTGCGACTTTCCCTGCATATCTAAAATCAGTCGTTGTACTGCTCTTGCTTCATTGTCTGTAATTTGGCAAACACACTGTGGGCGCTTTAAGCTAAGATTTGGCTCTATTTCACCGCAAAAATAGCCTGCAATAATGTCTTTTTCAGTCAAAATTGATAATTTCTTCTGTTTTTCTTGCTTAACTGCCTGATCCATAGCGACAGCAATCGGGTTTATGCTCTTACCACAAGTTCCAGAGTTTGAATGCATCCAAGCGCCAAACTGATAAAGCCACTCTTCAAGACTAAAACGAGTCCAGTCCACTGTTTGCATAATGTGATTTACTGCCGCATTCATACCGTTACCTCAAATACATAAATACTTTTTAATTTCTTGTATTGCTTCGTCCGCCCCAAAGCAGACTTTGCACATATACCCTTGCTCTTCTAAACGTTGGATCATCAATCTTTGGCTTGGCTGCAACTTACCTGCCTTTGATTTGAGTTCGATCCACAAGCCATGAATCAAACCATTTGGAACTAACAATTGAAGATCGGGAACGCCTGCTTTAACTCCCATCTTTTTAAACTTGGCTGCTTCAATTACGTTTCTTGATCCACCATTAGGGATATGAATCAAATAATCTGAAAGTCGACCATTCCCAAACTTCACATGATGCGCCCATGACATGAGAGTAATTTGCTCTTGATCTTCTGTAGGTACCTTGTGAACGCGTTTAGAGCGAGCCACAGCTTTCGATCTGCTTCTTTGAGCCTCTTTGAATGTTGTCATTGATCACCACCCTTGAGCGCTTGCTCTAACTCATCAGCAACAATTGATAAAGCATGTTGAAATGTCTTATCTTCTGTTGGCGGGTCTCTATATTCTTCGATCAATGTTTTTACTGCATCCACCCGCTTTTGCAGCTCGTCACGTTCAGCACGATATTTGTCTTTGTACTCAAGACAAGTTAATGCTCTTTCTTCTGCGCCATTTAGCTTGACTTGCAGCTCATCCACTTCTGTCTGACGGTGCCGCCAAACTAACAACTTGCCTAAAACAATTCCTTTTGCAGTTTTACCCTGCCCACTTGGCATAACAAATTCATCACCTTCAAACCAACAAGTAATTGAATCCTTAGCAATAAGCTCAATAAATTCAGCTTTCGACTTTTCACTTAGTTGAACTCTCATCACTTCACCCTCTCAAAATAAAAGACTACTGGTTTTTGGATAAATTCGACCAAGCCAAAGCGCATGAGGTGGCGAATCTGAGAGCAATCTCGAATAACTTGCACATCTCGATAATGAGCTAAAAGATCACGCCATGATTCAAGAGACATTGATCTCTTGTTGTGGTTGCAAGCTGTGCACGCTGGCATAAAGTTCTCAATCACATCGTGCTCAGGATTTAAGCACGTGCCATCACCATTTCTTCTAATTGCTTCAAAATGATCTGCATGCCATTTATCAGTCAGTTCAACTCCACAATAAGCACAGCGACCATCATATTTTTGCTTGAGTTCTTCACGTTGAGTCTTATTTAGTTTCATTGCTATTCACCCTCTCATCAAACTTCTTGCAATTCGGACTGGTGTCACAGTCGCGGAGGGTTTCTAAATCAATACGATGCCCTGCTGCGATTTCTTCGGGTGAAGCTAATCGAATTTCGCTACACTCTAACCATGTGCCCCAAGTTCTATGTCTGACTTTTCTGCCAATGGTGAATACACCATCTTCAATTCGCATAATTGAATAAATATGAGGTGAATCTAAATCTAGTCTTACAACCCTATCCCCAACCTTAAACATGCTCACCTCCATAAATAGACTCGTAGTCTGCGATGGCTTGTTCAAATAAATCGAATTTAATGGCTTCTTTGGGTTTGCACTGATTTCTCCCAAAAAGCTGTATTAATTTTTTATTTTCAGGATGTTGTATGAAATGAGTTGCTTTTTCATTTCTCAGTCTTTTTTGAAATGTGATTTTATTTGCGATAGCCAAACCACCGCAATTGTTAACCAAATCCACGCTCTCAACTAGGCGCTTGAGGTCATCAATATTTGGCGTCTCAACATCTCCCATTTCTGCGCACCCAATTACCATACGTGCAGCATCAACACCGTTTTGCTGAATGAATTTGATCGCGTTCATACTGCTTCCCTCAAATTTAAATGACGTACATCACCACCCCATTGCATAGCCATAGCATCTGCAATACCAGGATAAGTTCTTGAGCGTTCTTTCCAGCGGTCAGGCCCAGGAGAAGCCATATGTACTTGTGACCAAGCCTTGTATTCTTGGGTTCCCTTTTCTGGTGGAACCAGCTTGTTGGTCGGGATTAATTCTGGCAGCCCAATAAGCTCGAACCCTGTTGCTTTGAAAGCAGCATCCCCAAACCAATGTGGCTGTACTATTTGACGATTGCCTGGGTTAATACGCTCAACTGCATAACAATGCATAATCGGATTTTCAATAGCTTTCTTTGCAATGTGAGCATCACGGAGTAACTTGTAAAATTCTGCTGCACTATCAAGATCATCCCACATCTGTTGTTTAGTCTTGCCAGCTGGCGGTACATGCAGCCAACGCACACCTGAGTTTGTAAGCCTTGTGCAAGGAGGATGAGCAATCATCAAATCCCATTCTTCATACAAAACATCACGCACATCGCCCTGATAGTGATTACCAGGCACCTCTGTTGGCAGTAAATCGCATGACATGGCGTTATGCCCAAGAGCTGCAAACGCTTCACGTACACGACCTGAGTATTCACATGCGACTAGAACGCTTAGAGGTTTCGCATTCATTGGCTTTGCTCCATCACTGCAATTGCATTCTGCAAAGCGCTCATTTGTTGAGTTATGAACTTCCCTGTTTTTGGGTAATCCTTTCTAAAAGCTCCATTAAGTTTGAAGTAACGTGTCATGTACGCTTTAGCCTCAGCAAGACCTCCATATGACTTGATTAATTCTTCTGCTTCACAGTGTTTGCAATTTTTCATCACCCTTCTCCGTCACGGCTAGTCACGTTCTTATTCATGCTGCAACCCCCAAAAGCTCTCTAGCCATCTTTGCTTCTTTGAAGTATAGATAGTCAGTAACGTTATTGAACTTGGTTATTACTCTGAGCAAAGCATCTGAACGTATGCGCTCAAAGCCCTGTGGCACTTCTTCTTCAAGCAACTTGTTTAATTCTTCGTTGATGCCTTTCCATCGAGTTTTCACGCCATGACCTCGATCAACTTTTATTAATTCAGAGCCGAATCTAAACTCCTCAAAACTCATAAGAGGCATTTGAAACTGAAATGGAACTGTTAAAACTTCTTCTGTCTCATAGTTAAAATAATGAGAATCAACTCCTAAGAACCATTCTTGCTCAAGCGGAATCAAAAGGTTTTTCAGACAGATAATTAGATCACCGTGATAGACCTCATAGACAACATGTTTAGGTGTGTGCTCTTTCTCTACTAAGCCATTTGACGCACGCCAGCTATCTATTGAGTCGTTCACTTCATCAATATTGAATGTCATCTCAAGTGTGTGCATCTTGTGAGCATCTGCCACATACTTTTGCGCTAATTTATTTGGGTTGTATTTTTTATTACGCTTTTTCATGCTGCACACCCTTTCTCATGGTATGAACGGATTGTGTTTTTAGGACGCTGTAATCGCTGTGGCTTATATCGGATGTAGTAGCAACTTTTACATGCAGCCTCATACCCAACACTCTTAGTACCATCTCTTTTTAGCTTTCCTGAGTACGTAAACCAAAACTCACTATCCAATGGCCAGTATTCATCGCATTGAATGCAAAGCTTTTCGCGCCCCAATTCGGTTTCGATAAATTTAGGTTTATTTGGTTTCTTCACACCCCACCCCCTACTTGCTCTTGAGCCACACTTGCAAAACGACAAATATCTAAACGGTCCATGACTCGAACTACGCCTCGTTTGCCATGTCGATTTTTAGCAACAATGATTTCTGTAATGCCACTAGGTAACTCATCTTCTGAGTTAAGGATTGGATGAGCTAAAATGATTTGATCTGCATCTTGTTCGATCTGACCTGATTCTTTGAGATCAGAGGCTTTAGGGCGCTTACCTTTTTCTGATTCACGGTTTAATTGAGCCAATGCAATCACTGGGCAATTGAACTCTTTAGCCAGTGCCTTTAAATCACGGCTAATTGAGCTGACTTCTTGATAGCGATCTTTCTTGCTTGGATCTCGCACAAGCTGCAAGTAATCGATGATGATGCAACCAAGCTGCTTGTATTTGCGCTTTGCTTTACGGGCGTATGAGTGGATTTCCGCTATCGTTGGCTTTTGCTTGTCTTCAATGTGAATAGGTAATTTCTCAAAGCGACTTTGAGCTTCTGCAAACTGCTGCAACATGCCATCAAACAATTGAGCATTATGAATATTGTCGTAAGGAATATGCGTTAAAGCTGATACACAACGATTTGTGAATGTCTCTACATCCATTTCAGCTGAAACAACCAAAACAGCTTCTCTGTACTGAATAGCAGTCTGAATAGCGACCATTTGCGCCAGTGTTGATTTACCTGAACCTGGTCTACCACCAATCACACAAAAATGACCTTTCTGAATTAATCCAACTAAGTTATCCAAGTGGGTTAGATTAAATTTAACACCCGTGTATTGCTTGTTCGCTTTAGCTTCTGCTTTCTCAATTAATCGATCTACAGAGCGCTTGATTGCTTCTTCAAAAGTAAAACTAGATTTCTCTGCGTCGATTCCAGTTTTCTTCCCATCAAGAATTGCTTCGGCTGCAATGTGAATATCTGGAATGGTTAAATCTTGTGAGATTTGAGCAATACTTTCACCCATCTTTTCAACTTCACGATGAGCTTTAAATTTGTTTAGTTCAGCAGTGTATGACTCAAGGTTGTAAAAACTCGAAGGCGCTTCACTGCTCATTTGCAGTAGATACTCAGAACCACCCATCAAATGAATTACGTTTTTCTGTTTGAGTTGTTGCTCAACCATTACGAAATCATAAGGCTTGTTGTCATTTGCCAGTTCTGCAATAGCTGTGAAGATTTGCTTATGTCTTTCAGGAAAGAAGCAGTCCACATCAAGATCATTGCTCACCACGTCAAACGAGTTGGCAACAGTCATCAATGCTGTCAAAACAGCTTGTTCCATCGGGATATTGTGAATATGACTCATTACCAATCCCCCATTTCTGTTTTGAGATTTTCAGGATTGATTGCTTGAGTGTTGTTTTGTTCTGCTTGTTTGAAAAGTTTTTCAACAAGTTTGAAATCACGTTTTACCCACTTCACAAAATTTGAATACATCTGAGTGTTGGTTACTGCACCAGTGTGAATTTTGCTTTCGTAGTGAGGATTGATTTCAAGCAAAATTTCTTCAGCTTGGTCTTGAGTGATTTTTGGTAATCCAGAACGCTGTAACCAAGAATTCAAAGAATGTAAATCTGGTTGCCAAATTTTTAAAACTTCATCGACTGGATTTTGTTGAGCGTCACTCTCTTTTAAGTTTATTTTCTTTTCTTTTACAGAGTGACATTTGATGTTACTAGTTCCAGTATCATTTGATGTTACTAGTCTAGGTACATTAGATGTAACCGCTTTTAATGCACCAGTATCATTTGATGTTACTAGTCTAGGTACATTAGATGTAACCGCTTTTAATGCACCAGTATCATTTGATGTTACTAGTCTAGGTACATTAGATGTAACCGCTTTTAATGCACCAGTATCATTTGATGTTACTAGTTCAACAGATAATCTTGACTCAAAAGTGACTTCGTAACTGGTAGCTTTACCCAGAGTTTTAGTGATGCTTACAAGGTTGTATTTTGCTAAATCAGACATAGCTTTTCTGACAGTTCTTTTGTCTTTAAAACCTGTTAATTTCAAAATTAATGATTCACCAATAGCTTTGTTTTCTTCGTGAAAGCCTTTGATATGTCTATTAAGCAAAACTAGACATTTGATAGCTTCGCCGCTCAAAACAGCTAAATAACCTTCATCACAAACAAAATTAGGCAATGGCGTATAACCATCTTCTTTTTTGGACATGGCTTTTTGCTCATTCCTTTTTGCTGTGCTTGGATGAATGTCTAAATTCTCCAAAGGCATGATTTTTAACGCACTCATCAGCCACCCCACACAAAACAAGCCAAGTCAGCTTTAGCTTTTGCTACTGCTTGGGAATTTTCAAGTGTCCGATCAAGCGTGTAAGCCTCAACCGCTTTTTGAAACAAACTAATCTTTCGATTTAGTTCAATGTCTGCTAATATTTGATAGTTCATAAGATTCATCTCCGATTGAACATGAAGCCTGATCTTGTACATCAGGCTTTTTCTTTGTACCCAAGCTCAAAACTCATTCCAAAATCTTCAATGTCATCTTGAAAGAGATCGTCAATTGATTGCTTGCTTTCCATCCATGCCTTTGACATCACAAAAAGAGCATTAAGCTTTTCTTCGCTAATCATTCGATATTTCTTAGGCACTGTTTTGAATCCAAGAACATCCAAGAGAGCTAAACAGTTTTCAATCTCTGTCAAGCCATTGGATTTCTTATCATTTTTCATTCGAGATAATGTGCTAGGGTCTAAGCCTATTTGTTCTGCAAGCTGTCCTTGATTACTTGAGGAAAGCGCTTGCAATACCCGAGTCAATTCATTTCTCGCTCTTGCAGTTAAATCGGCTGATACTTTGCTCATGGTTGTTCCTAAGCGGTTAATTGTGTTGAACAATTTTCCTTCCATAAGATCTCTAGTTTTTTTCCTAGTTCATATGAAAGGCGTTTTCCACATAAGCCACGCTCTAAATCACTGACGTAATTTTGTGAACAGCCTATTTCTGTGGCGATATATGTCTGAGTGAGACCTTTTTCCCTTAACTCAGAGATCATCTTTTGCCATTGATTCATGCAAAATCTCCGATACTTTTTATTAAATATATAGGTTTTCCGATATTTATACAATAGCCAAACCGATTGAAATATGTATCAGAATTCCGATAGTTGTTACGATGGATAAATTTATGGCTACTTTGGGCGACAACTTAAAATCTATTCGCAAAGCAAAGAAAATGACTCAAAAAGAGTTGGCTCAAAAATCAGGTGTAAAACAGTCTGTTATATCTGACTTAGAAACTGGCAATGCAAAATCTACAGGTTCTATTCTTGAGCTAGCGAATGCGCTTGGTGTAACGGCTGAAGAACTTAAAAAAGGTGTTATTAGTACGCTGGATAATAACGTTGCGCCTGTTAGTTCTAAATTAATCCCTGTTTTGTCTTGGGTTCAGGCTGGAACAATGACATCAGTAGAAGCTATTGATCCTAAAAATATAAATGAATGGTTGCCGCCATTAAGCGTAGATGATCCAGATGGGTGTTTTTACTTAAGGGTTGTAGGTGTAAGTAATTACCCAACCTATGCCGATGGTGATTACATACTTGTAAACCCAAGTTACCAGGTGTGTGATTTGATCTCGGAAGATCTTGTGGTTGTGCGTAGTAATTCAGATGCAACGTTCAAGAAGCTTGTGATTGAAAGTGATGAAAGGAAGTATTTACAAGCACTTAACCCGAATTTTCAGCCAAACATCATTGAGTTTGAAGAAGGTATGGAGCTTGTAGGTTTGGTAATTGATGCATTTAGACCGTTAGGCGGTTCACGACCAAAGCGTGTTAGAAAAAGTTAAAAAACTGTGAACCCGACACATTTTAGCGAGGATATATGTTTGAAAAAATAAAAAAATGGTGGAATGGCGAGTGGGTGGTTTATGAGTTTGGTATTGGGTTGGATCGACATTGGACATCTAGGATTGCGCATTCAATTGTTAGATATTTCATTAAACATCAAATCTGGATCATCCCCACTTTCATTAGCGTGATAGCTTCTGTGGTTTTAGCAAGACCTTGGAAATGGTAATTATTTGAACCAAGGCCACCATGGGAAGCCGAATATTTGTTTTTTATCTTTTGTTGAGTCGTATTTTTTTCGTAGCTGCCTTACTAGCTCCTTTCTCTCTTCAACATGCTTTTTTACCCTTTGCTTTGCCCTAGATAAACTTTTCTTTTTAAACCATGTTGAATTCTCAAAAGCAGATAGTAAAAAATGAGATATAAAAAAAGTGTTTAAAATAACAGATATAAAAATCAATGTTTGATTCATAACTATCTCCAAACAACCCACCCAGCGTGGGTTTTCTTATGTCTATTAAAACATAAAAAATCGGAATTTCTATAGAAATATCGGATTACCTATTGACTAATAATATCGGAAATGCGATATTTATCTTACAGACAACAAAAAAGCCCCAAACGATCTTGCAGGACGTGGGGCTTACTCAGTGAGTAAATGAAGTATGAACATAAAAGCAAATGTAGTCAAATCAATCGGCTTTGCAGGCGTAGTAAGTGCATTAACTGCTGCTTATGCGTTTCAACCTGCTAAGCACGAACCAGTCTACATCACAGCCCCTTTCACTGTTGACGAGATCAACATCAAAAAAGAGCAAGCAACTCTCTTAACTGCTGATGAGCAGTATTCGTTGGAAGTGGAATACGTTGCAGACATTTACATGGATGGAAATGGCGTGGGTCACAACTGGCGTGATGTTGAAGTAAAAGAAATCAAAGACATTCGCGTCTATTCAGAAGATGGCGAAATCCAAGCATACGTTGATCGTCTCGATGTTGTAGAGATCAAAGAAATCATCGAACAAGAACTAAGAGAGCGCGTTTAAGCGCTCCGTGGAGACAGATATGAATAATACCCATGTAGAACACGGATGCTGTGAAGAAGATATTTGCGGTCGTAATGGTTGTGAAGGAACAATCGTTAAAGACACAGATGCTCAAGGTTGTAGTTGTCATATCAGCCCACCTTGCAGTTATTGCCATTGCGAAGTTCAGTGTAACGAATGCGATTGGGCATCACGAAATGAAAACATTCAAGAACAAAGTAAACCAACACCGCCAAGTGATTGGTATTTGCAAATGAAGCAAAGGGAAAATGAGTTTCTCAGAAAGCTTAATGATCATTCTGTTGAGTTTGAAAAAGTCGAATTTAGAACAGAAAGCCATTCGAATAGCTCAATGAAAAAGATAGGTGCATATCCGAGAGGAATGTCTAAAGATCAGCTCAAAAAAGAAGTTGATGGAACATTTGGCGGGCGCTTCGAGTGGGTTACTGAAAATCGCTTTTCATTCATTGCATACACAGACTAGGAGCACAGCCATGACTAACACATGGAAAAACTGCGTTATTGGAATGATCATTTATTTCCTTTTGCTAATTGCAGCTCTATACGTGCTTTACACGGTGATCTGCCCTGCTGTGTGGAGTGTGTGAGATGTTCTTCAAGATTATTAATCAGAAAGCTTTGGATGCTTATAAAAAACTTGATTCTGATCATTTAGCTCTTCGAGAAAATGCTCGCTTATTTGCCGAAGAATATGATGCAGACCCTATTGTGCTTCAAGATTCTGATTTTATTTGGTTTTGTGGGATTAAGTTTAGAAATGGAGATTCTATTAATCGCCAAATATGGACTAAGCCAAGTCGTGAATATGGGCACTCATGGTTGCGTGTTAAACCTCTAAAAAAGACTCTTCAAGCTGAATACGATGTAGAAATGGAGAAATGGAAAGCGCTTCGAAATAAATATTTCCCAACTGGACACAGTGTAAGCAAAAACGACTTCTATGCGATTTTGGGATTAGATGCCTCTAGTTTCTTCTTTTCTTCTTTCAAGTTATTTGAGTTTGAAGGTGTGTTCTATGTGGATACAACAATTGAAATGAAGAATGCAGTTGAAATTCTTGGAACTGAATATTCACAGGCTCAAGAACAACGAAATGCAGCGCTGAGGGGGATTAAGGGATGACTTCTAAAGACTACTTTATCCATATCTCAATTAAGCACCCTGATCTTTTAGAGGGTGCTGTTGAGTACGCATACCAATTCGACCAAATCAATCGTGAAGAATATCGCTACTGGATGTAAAAAGTGAATGCGATTGAAGCACAAAAAACAGAACAGCTTTTAAAAGTTTTAGCAGCCTAATGAGAACAAATCTGCGCAATTTATCCAAAAAGTAAGGAAATTGTGCAGATATTTGCTCGGAGAATAGAGATGAATGCACCAGTAAAACATAACGCTAAAGACTTTTTCGCAAAGCCAATGGTTCAGGAAAAGCTAAAAGAACTTGTTGGCAAGAACGCCCCTGCTTTTGCAACGTCTGTATTGCAGATCGTGAACAGTAACTCGATGTTGGTAAATGCCGATCCGCAAACTATTTTTAGTGCTGCATGTATGGCTGCAACGCTGAATCTGCCAATCAATAACAATCTTGGTTTTGCCTACATTGTTCCTTTTAAAAACAATAAGGAAAACAAGATCGAAGCTCAATTTCAACTCGGTTACAAGGGATACATTCAGCTTGCACAACGCTCTGGTCAGTTCAGCCGCATTGCTGCAACGCCTGTTTACGATGGGCAGTTGATTAGCGAAAACCCTTTGCTTGGTTATGAGTTCGATTGGTCAGTTAAACCAAATGGCAACCCTATCGGATATGTAGCGTTTTTCAAGCTAATTAATGGCTTCACTGCTGAACTTTACATGAGTAAAGAAGAAGTAATGAAGCACGCCAATAAGTACAGCCAAACAGCCAAAAAAGGTTATGGCGTGTGGAAAGACCAGTTTGAAGCAATGGCGCTTAAAACAGTCTTAAAACTACTCTTGTCGAAGCAAGCACCACTTTCGATTGATATGCAAAAAGCACAAATGGCAGACCAGGCAATCATTCGTGATGTGGATAAAGATGAGTTTGACTACATCGACCACCAAGAATCAATTGCAGACTTGGAAGCACCAAAACCAACGCTGAATGATGATGAGTTTAATGCAGCACTGGAGCAGTTGAATGTTGGCGCAATCGACAAGGCTTATATCTTGGATGGGTATTCGTTGACAGATGCTCAACGTGTGGCAGTGGAGGCTCAGTGATGTTCAAAGTGCCTGAAAAATACAGAATTACAAAAGGTCCAATGGCCAGCAATGAAACTTTTGGAAACAACGGTGCATTTTGGATAAAAACAAAAAAACACGTTTTCACCGTTATTGCCTCAGATCAAATGGGTTGGGAGCATGTTTCCGTATCACTTCCTGCACGCTGCCCAACTTGGGAAGAGATGTGCTTTATCAAAGATTTGTTTTGGGGTGAGGATGATTGTGTTGTGCAGTACCACCCTGCTAAGACTCAATATGTAAATAACCATCCTCATTGTTTGCATTTGTGGCGACCTACCGTTACAGGCGGAATACCTGTTCCACCAAGTTTTTTGGTAGGCATTAAATGTGGGGTGAAGTCATGAAACTATTCCGCTGTTCTTCTCTACATAAATTAATTGGTGATGGTCGCTCTAAAGCGGCTGTCATCAGCGACACAGCAAAATCAGCTATCCGTGACATCGTGAAAGAGGACCTATATGGCTTTCGCTCATTCACGGGAAATCAGTACACAGCAAAAGGTAACTTGCTAGAAGATTTAGCAATCGAAATGTCGGGCAAGATGCGTTTTCGCAATTACCAAAAACACGTAGGACGTGTTGGAAATGAGCTAATCACTGGTGAGTGTGATGTGCTTGATCTTGAGCGAAAACTCATTATCGACACCAAAGTCACTTGGGATATTGGCACACATCCATTTTTCCAAGATGAAGCAATGGAGAAAGTCAAAAAGGCAGGCTATGACGTTCAGATGCAGGCGTATATGTGGCTTTACGATTGCGAAGTTGCAGAAGTTGATTTTTGGCTATTCCCTTGCCCACCTGAACTTTTAAAAGACTGGGATGACATAGATCAGTTGGTTCATCTTGTCGAAGCAATTGATATTCGGGAGCGCAAAACGACTGTGACCATTGAGCGTGACGAATCGGTTATTCAGAAGATCAAGGACAAGATTCCGCACTGTCAAAACTACTACGAGCAGCTATTTGCTGAGCGTAGCAAAGGAAAGGTGGCAGCATGATCGAACTCAAACTTGGGATTTTAATTTTGGCTGTGCTTGCAGTCATGGTGGGTGTGACATGGTGAAGAATATTCCTGATTCATTGACCTTTCCATTCACTGTGTGGATGGCTGAAAGTGGGTTTTACCCTTCCACAAAAAAAGGCTTTCTTGTCATGAAACGTGGCAATGAAGTTGCAAAAATTTCAATGGTTGAAACAGAGCAAGGCTTTGAAATGAATGATGTTTGTCAAAAGAAATTCCTATCATTCTGCCGAGCTTATTTAAACCGAGACAAAAATTACATTGATCAGTTGCGTATGCGTGGCATGGCAAAAATGAATCAGCTTAGTTATCAGATGGTGGCGTGATGAAAAAAATAGATTTAACAAATTTTGAAGGTACAGCCGATAAGTTAGGCGAACAAGTATTTAAGCAATTAATTGCGCCAATGCTTGATGAAATGAAATCTCAAGATACTGATTCAGCAAAGCTGTTTGCTTTTTCAATACTTTGGCTTGGTCTCGCTTCGTATGCAAATCAATTTGAACCAGAAGGAGCAAAGAAAAGCATTAATTTTACTGTTGATAAATTTATGTCGGCTTTCGACGAATTTAACAAAAGACCGAGTTGAGGTGGCGTTATGGATATTAAAAAAGAAAGAGAAGCGTTTGAGGCATACATGTCTGAAAAATACAAAAACCTTATGGATAGACGCCAGTGCCTTAACAATGGTGGTGGTTATATGGCTTGGGATATGAATGTCGCATGGCGAGTATGGCAAGCAGCCAAAGCCCAAGAGGCGGAAAAGTTGAAAGGTTGCGTGGTGGTGCCTGTTGAGCTGAGTGAAACTGTTGCTGAAAAATTAGCGCTAGGGAAAGTTGAAAAGCCGCGACAAGAAAATGATGTGGTTTGGCAAGAGATTGCTGACAAAGCATATTCGGAAAATCTAAAAATCAAGAAGCTTGAAATTAAGCGTGATTATAAAGAGCTTGTAGAAGCAGCAAGGGGCGGAAATGAGTAACTGGATTAGCGTCAAAGACCGCCTACCTGAAGATCTCGATAATGTTGATCTTTTGATTAATGCAAAAAGAAGACTAACCGATTGTACATACACTGATGATAGGTTTTATACGCATCAATTTAAAGATGAGTTCTGGACAGAAATTAAAAATGAAGTAACTCACTGGATGAAGGTTCCTGAGTTGCCAAAAGCGGATACGGAGGGGTGAATGTGTCTATAGCACAACAAAATGAACGTATTGATAATCGCATTTTAAATGCTTTGCGAATTGAAGATCGTTTGAGTCGAGTGGCACTAGCTAAGAAAACTGGTCTCGATCTAGAAGATGTAAAAATTTCGATACAACGTTTAAAGAAACAAGGTTATGTTGAAACTCGCGGATCAGCGTGCTTTTTGACAGAACTTGCAGAAGATGTTTGTTTTTGAATGGAGGGGTGAATATGCAAATTGATCGTAGAGTTCGAGCAAAAGAGTTTATGCAGCTCCTCTCTATTAAGAAAGATGTATTTTACTCACGAGTAAAAAACGGTGAAATTAAACAGCCAGTTCGGATCAACAAAAAAGATGTTTTTTGGCATGAGTCTTATGTGAAGCAGAAAGTTGAAGAACATAAGATTGAATCTGGAACATTAGCCTGCTCATAGCAGGCTTTATTATTTTTAAAGTGATTGTTGCTTTTCCAAAAACGGGTAACTTAACGGGTATTTTGTACATAATCAAAGTTATAATATTTAAAAATCAATTGCTTGTAATTAATATATGCATTTGCAATCAAAATATTCACTAAATTCCAGTCTCTTCAAATATTACTAGGGAGTTTTTTCAATTGAATTATTCATTGAATTATATATATTTATAACTTCTTAGTATTAGAAATTTACATTGCCATGAGACATTTATCTAATTTTATTCGATTTTTTGGGGTGAGTTTCACACTTGTAGCAGCATCTGTAGCATTTGCTGACGAAGCGGTTTCAGTCAAAGAAGCAGATGCATTAATCAAAGATGATATTGCAAATGCACAAGTACTTATCGAAATGTGTCCAAACCTCATCGGTAAGAATGCTAAATTTGACCAAAACATTAAAAAGATGGTCGGTTCTTATTTAAGTAACTACTCGGACAAGACTGCGTCTATAGACAGCTTACAAAAAGATGCTGAATTTCAAAGTCTGCTCAAAGATGCACGTTCTGCTGCAACAGAAGTTGAGAAATCAGAACAGAAATCAGTATGTGAAGATGTCCTTAATTTCGAAGAATAA